TGTTACCTACTTTCGTCTGGCGGCAACGCTGTTGACGCTTGTTTGAACCCAACCGAGCGGCTTCGTCTTGGAACATCCGCTTAGAGAAGTACGCGCCTTGAAGCGCGTGACAGTCGCGTGACATCGGCGTGACATTGATGTCATCCACTGTGAGCCGCCGAATGACTGAAGCCTCGACCAACTCCTGAAACGCCCGACGGGTGACATCTGGATTGCCCCTGACAGCCGACACAACCCGCTCCTCGGACCAGGGCTTGCCATCGGTGGCAAACACTCCCCGCGGATCACACTGGTGCGCCAGACAGAGAAGATCAATCCAGACCCCACGCGCGGCAGGCGAGACAGAACTCAGAGCCGAGTCCGCCAGCCAATCACCGACATGCAATGGAAACCAAGGCATCCGTGCCACGCAAACCTCCTTCAATCCACCGACGCGGGTGTCCCCGTGTCGGTGGTAGTTGCCATGCCGCGCCCCGCCACGCCCTGCCCTGCCGGGCCTTGCCGGGCCCTGCCATGCCGCGCCCCGCCCAGCCACGCCGCGCCTCGCCACGCCGCGCCTCGCCACGACTAGGACTCATTCGAGAACATCAAACCGAACCACGTTGAACCGTCCGTAGGTCGGTCGGAAGTCTGCAATGCCAATCAACCGGCCAGCGTCACCAATCAACCCATTCAGAAACTGCGGGCTGACGTACTCGGGCAGCGTCACCGAGAACACAAACGTCAAACGCCAGCCTTTCAGGATCGCGGGACGAATCCGCGTCACGCCGTTGCGTTGAACCTGCACCCGCCGCTGGTCCAAGTAATCCCACTTGGTCTTGCCAAGCGACGCAAGATGCGTCTCGGGAATCAATGCGGCGTTCATCAGGTCCATCGCGGACTTGCGCGGCGAACGCGGGTCTTGCTTGAACTTTGCCGCCGTCACGATCGCGCGACGAAGGTACTCGCCGGGAATGCAGATCTCGTTGTTCTCGTTGCGATAGACGTATGAATCAACGTCGTCGGTCTTCTTGCCCGTGCTGCCCTTGGCGGCTTTGGCCTTGGTTTCAACAGACTCGGGCAGGTAGCGGTGGAGCAACAAATCCGCAACGCCCTCGATTTCGACTTCAACCCGATACGGCATGGTCAAAGGCACGCTTTCAACTTCCGGCCCAATCGCTGTTGCAACTGCCATGAACTACTCCTAGTGGGCGTCATTGCCCAATCCCCCGCGTGCTGTTTCCAACACGCGGGATTCGTTGCCACACCATGCCCTGCCCCGCCGCGCCGCGCCCTGCCGCGCCGTGCCCCGCCGTGCCCTGCCCCGCCGTGCCCTGCCTTGCAAATCCCCCGCCGCAGGTTGCCCCACGGCGGAGGGTGGTGTGTCTGCCGTCCGCACGGCAGAGGAGAGAGAGATCAGAAGGGGATGTCGTCTTGTCCGAGCGGGGCAGCGGAATAGCCCGCCTTCGCTGCCGGACGATCAGCACGCGGCGCGTCGTCTTGCTTGCGGTCAATGAAATGGAAGCCCTCGGCAACCACACTCAACTTGCTCCGCTTGTTGCCTTCCTTGTCTTCCCACTGGTCCAACTTGAGCCTGCCCTCAATCAAGATCCGGCTGCCCTTGTGGAAAAACTTGGCGATGTTCTCACCAGTCTTGCCCCACGCCGTCACGTCAACGAACGTGGTTTCTTCCTTCTTCTCTCCGTCGGCCCCAGCCCAGCGGCGCGTCACGGCCACGCCGAACGCGGCCACGCTGCCGCTGGTCAGCGACTTCAACTCGACATCCCGCGTGAGGTTGCCCATCAGATAAACCCGGTTCATGCGTTCTCCTTTGCCCATTCGGTGAAGGGCTTGCTCATGTTGGACTGGACGTAAGCGGCTGCCTTGTTGAAGTCGTCGTCGGTCGCCTTGCCCAGGTCAAAGCCAACGGCCTTGGCGACCTGCAACGCGACGGCCTTGCGGTCCTCGGGTGCGACCTTGGCCCACTCGCCGATGATGTTTGCAAACTTGGTCTTGGGCGATTCAGCCTTGCCGTTCTGCTCGGGCACGGGACGCTGTGACTTGTTGGGCGCACTGGCCTCGTTCGCGTCGTCGTCCTCGTCGGCGGAGATGCCAAGGATCGCGGCCCATGCGTACCGCTTTGCGTAGGTGATCGCGGAGCCAACGCCCTGTGGGTCGGGCTTGCTCGCGGTCAGCGTCAACACATCGCTGATCCACTCGCCGGACTTGTGGGCCAGCACCGTTCGCACGCTGACCTTGGACCCGTCGGCAGATGGGAACTGCGCGATGCTCAGGCCGTTCTCGGCAAGTGCCTTGCGGCTTGCGTCAATCACGCTTGTCAGGTCGGCGTACCGACTCTTGAAATGCGGGTTGACGCGATTGAACGCCGCAGGCTTCAATGCACCTTGGGCAATCGCCAACGCCGTCGCCAACTGTCCGATGCTCTCAGACTTCTCCATTTACCACGCTCCTCTGCTGCCCTCAAACGACGGGCAGAATGTGCGACTCTCGCACAAGTGACACCCGATCGGATCGGGATTCGTCGGCCACAATCCCGCACGCGCCATCCGCACGCGGGTTGCAAACTCAGCCTCAATCGCCGCACGCTGCGACGGATCAATCGGCACACCCAGAACAATCTTGGACTCGGGCCGCATATCGCCCTTGGCGTACTCAACCTCTTCAATCGCTCCCGTCGTCCAGTCAACTTCCTTGCAAACGGTCTTGCGACCAAATGGGCGCAGGTTGTTGACGTGAATCCACGACAGACGCGGCCACTGGCGGAACTCAATCCACTCGCCGTCCACCATCACGCTGCCGGATTCGAGAGCCGCCGCGTACATGGCGAACTGCATGTTGCGGGCCAGGTACGCCCGCGTCGGAACTTCCTCTTGCGTCTTGTCGTCGTCCATGCACACATTGCCCATGCCGTCGCGGAACAGCACGTCAATATGCGACGCAAACTCGATCGTCTCGCCATCGACCTCAAACGTGGCACGGATCGGCAACTCGCATCCGATCAACTTCGCCACGCGAGACGCGACGACTGCGCCGTAGCGGACCAGCAGCGGCGTCAACTCGGCGGCAATGTTCTGCCAGTTGGCGACAACGGCATCGGTCAGTGGTTCGTTGTCGGCCTTTGCCTGCTCGATGACGATGCTTGCCCCGTCGGTCAACGCCTTGAATGCGGCGTGTTCTGACCATTCGCCTCGTGCGTAGCACAGCGCACGGGCCTCGTGCCACAATGAGCCTCGGAACTTTGCCGATGCCGTTTCGCCGATGCGCTTGCCCTTGAGCCGCAGTTCAACGGCTTTGAGGCAAGCGTTTGTCAGATCGGACGTGTGAAATTCCATGATGCTCCTTTGACCTGCCCCGCCCGGTAACGCACCGGAACGGGGATGCCGTGTGCCAGACAATCACACGGCAAGAAATCGGGCGTGCCGGATTCGATACCGGCTCGTGCAACATCACCCAAGCGATCGAGGAACGCTTTGTGTGATCGCCTGCTTCCCCGCAGGCCGGACGCCCGAAACTCCCCGCCGTGTTTCCACACAGCGGGGAGCGGCCACGCTTACGACGTGGCGCGAGGTGTTTCCAGCAGCCTCTTCAGGCTGTCAATCTCGCCCTGCAAGCGGTTGAACTCTTCCGCGATCCGCTCAGCCTGCACGCGGGTTGCGGCGTAAAACTTCTGTGCGCCGGGTGCGTAGATGATGTAAGCGGTCAGCGGTTCGGACTCGCCGATCGGTACTTCGGTACGCGGCGTGCGTTGTGCGGTGTAGTCACTCATCATCCACCTCCGTATGCTCGCACTCGGGATTGGTGCAGCCCCACATCGCGGGGTCGCTGATCGTGTGCCAACCCGTGTGATCGCCGCGATCCTGCTCGGCAGGACTCCACGTCATTTCACCGTTGCAGATTGGGCACGGCTTGCGCTTGGCGTCGATGCGTGCAACGCGACGCGCCAGCGGGTTGATGCAGTCGAACGCCCGCACGGTCGCCGCAAGCGAACGCTCGGCCTGCTCGTCCGCCGCACGCTTGCAGTCGGGACAGACCGCGCGGCAGAGTTGACCATCCGCCCACACGCTGCCCGTAGTCGGGCGGTTGCAGTTGATGCACGCACGCTCGGGCAGGCGTTGCATGTCTGCCATCAGGCGGTCAAGTGCGCGGTTGTGTTCTTGGTCGGAGTAGTTCACGCCGCACCGCCTTCGGCCTTGGCGATGGCGGCAAGGGATCGATCTCGCAAAGCACGACAGACGTTCGCCGCGTCTTGCTTGGACACATACGCGATGTGCGACGGCGGTACTTTCGCGGCCAATCCCGCTTCAAGTTTTTCAAGCGTTGACGCAACAACCTTCAACGCCTCAAGCAGGTCCGGCGCGGCGGCGATGAGGCGGGCGTTGGCTTCAATGTCGTCGGCGTCTTGCGTGCGAGTCCATTCGCCGCGCTCATTGACCTCGCTTGTGCCGCAGTCGGCAATCTCGCACGGCGCATCGTCTTCGTAGTACGGGTAATCGGTAACAACTGCGGGGCCGCGACCCCAGTACGTCCCGTCGATTACGACCTTCCACGGTCCCGGTGTGTGCTTCTGCACCGACGATTCAGTCTGATTGATTGTCACGCGACACCTCGCTTTTCGCAAGGAGTCGAGCAACCGCCAGCATCATCGTGGAACCAGCCTCAAGAACGCGGATCAGTTCGTCGCGTGTTTCTTGGGACGGTAATGGGCAGAGCCGTTCTGAACTCGGCGGCCCAGTCGATGACTCCAGCGGCTGCTCGACTCCCGTAACTGACCCTGCTTCAAGGCCCGCCGGAAAACCGCATAGCGGCTTGCGAAGTCTGCTTTGAGGATCGACGGCGGGCGTTGGAACAGGGTCGGACTCAGACTTCGCACCATGAGTATCGGTTCTTCGCCCCGGTTTGTCTACACCATTTCCGTCCCAATCTGCAAAAATGTCTGGAAGTTGACCAACCGCCAAGACTTGCGCATTGAGCGTTTCCGCATATCGGGCGTGGGCATCGCCTTGATCGTGCCGCATGATGGCCTTGACGACGGCCTCGGACACGCGAGAACCGTCCGGCAAGACCATCGCATACAGCCACGTCGCCAGCGTCTTGCGGCACGAGTGGAACGACAGTTTCCGGCGTTGGCCGTTGACGGCGGGCACGCCTGCGGCCTTGCGGTCGCTGGCCCATGTCCCGCGATTGGGGATCATCGCAAACACACGCTCATCGGGCTGGCCGGCCACGCGGTCACGTTCTGCTCGCAGTTCACGCACCAGCGGCGGGGCTAGTGCGATCCGCAGTTCGCGTCGGTTCTTCGCCCACGCCGGATCGGTCACAAGCACCGGCGGGTCGGCGTCCAGGTCCAAATCACGCCAGCGGATTCGGCTTGCCTCGGCGTACCGCAGACCAGACAAAATCAATAGCCCATAAAACAACCCACGATTGCACCGTGCCCGGCGATCGGATCGGAACGCCCTTGACCCCGCTCGCACCATGGCGCGGGCTTGCTCGACCGTCAACGCCCCCGCCGCTTCGCGTGCAGGCATGGCCGACGGAGCGATCCCGGCAAACGGTTGGCGGTCTACCCAGCCCTGAGCATGGCAAAACTTTCCGAATGCCCGCAACGCGGCCAAGGCCACGTCATGCGTGGCACCGGACCACTTGCGCTCGGACACCATTGCACCAAGCCAACGGGTCAAGCCCTCGCCGTCCATCTGGCGGACGCCCACCCAGCCGACCCAGTTGCAACACGCCTGGATGTGCGTGCCCATCCGCTTGATAGAGCAGTCGGCTTTGTGCCGTCGGCGCATGTCGGCCACCCACGCCGCGTAAGCGTCGGTGATCGGCTTGTCGCCGGGGTCCAACGTCCGTGTTGGCGGCGACGCTATTCGTAGCGTCGGCGTCATATCCGATTGTTCTACAACGGTTTGTGCGATGATGCAAGACAAATCGGGCAGATGGACGTGAATATGCAGTTCCAGTGGTTTATCTGGTTGACCGCAGCGTCCACACCGACAATCGGGACCGTGGATTACCCTGAGCATGATCGGGGTATATGTCCGGTCGCGCTATGTGGGTGCTAGGGTATTTGCCTAGTTTTCGGTTTCGTCGGTCAGTCCCTGCGAGTCTTTGCCCTCAAACAGGATTTCGTAGGCAGCCCAAATGTGGCCCCTGACCTCGGTGGTATGTCCCGCGCTGTAGATTGCGAGCGTGTCAAACCCCTGATCGTCTTTGGCTGGCACGATGATCGTCGCCGAGCCAAACTGTTCTTTGAGGATCGCCTTTGCCCGGCGCAAGGCGTATTCCTCGGGCGTCTCATTGAGATTGCGACCACGCGGCATAGAACCCCCAAACAAAGTAGGCTCAGACCACGGTATACGCCACGGTGGGCTGCAACTGACCCGTGACATTGGGTTTGGGAACGCGATCCGCCCGCATTTTGCCCACACGCACGGCGTCTTTGATGGCCTGCCGTGCCCGATAGCGGGACAGTCCGGTCTTGGCGACAATCTCGTCAAACGTGAAATACCCGTTCGCTGTCTCGGACCCCATGCGAAGACGGGTCATTTCCGCGACCAGCGTTTCAAGGTCAAGCGTTGCCACAGACAAACTCCTTTGCCGGGTCCACCGTACAAATGAAGGAATGAACCATGGGTAGCCCGTTCATCGTGCTGCGGAAATCCAGCAAGACCGCTCCAACGCTGGGAACCGCCGCAGGCACAACCTTGTGCCCAAACGAGGTCAACGTCTGCCATGCTGGGGTGGTTATCACCATCCCGTGCCCGTCGGTATACATGCCGTAAGTGTGCCGATGCGAACGCACCACGACGGTCGGTACTTCATGCCCGTGCCGCGCTGCTGCGGTTTGTTCCTCGGCCAGCGTGACTGACAACTGCGTCGCGTACAGCGCGAGGCGGCTCGACGTGCCAATGTGATGTTTGAATGAGCAAAGCGTGCCGTTGACGCGTATGTTCCACGCGAACGCGGAATGCTCGCCGCTCTCGGGGTGCTTGACCGCGTTCAGCCTTGCCCCGATGTTGGCCTCGGTCGTGTGGCCGACGTGGGCCTCAGTGCCGCGAACCATGAACGTTTGCGATGCCCGTGCCGCCAGCGGTTCCAGACAGTGAATCGCAATCTTGGCATGGACGCCAGGATCGGCATGAACCACCTGCACGGTCTTGTGGTGGATGCCCTCGGTCGCGTCGCCGTTGACGACCAGGGCAAACGGATCACTGCCAACGATGCTCGGCAACCATTCGTCCTGCATGGCCTGCCAGTTGGCCCAGATCCATTGCTGGATGCGGTTGAGGCCGTACACCGCGCCGTCGAACGTCGCGTAGTCTGGCGGGCACAAGCCCACGGTAGACCCGCAGTGGAGGTCCGACACGACCAAGATCATCTTCGCTGATTGATCCACGCACGCACCCTTTCGTACTTTGACTTCAACGCCACGATGCAGCCGCAACCGGGGAGGGTCTTGACGACCTTCCACGCCGGGGCGTTGCTTCCTTGCTGCACCCGCAGAAACGCCCACAACACCCAGCGCAGCGGCATGGGCAAGCCATACCACCAGACGCAGGCGAATCGGACTTGGTTGTCACTCCGCACGAACGCAAGCCACGGCTTTGTGTACGGCCTGCCCTCATGCCAAAATGTCCACCACGGGAACAGCACGGCGATTGCGTGTGCCGTGACCAGATCCGGTGGCGTCTTGTTGCACCCGCACATTACTTGCTCCCGAAATACCGCATCAACGCCGCGAGCGAACCGTCATATCCCGACGCTGCCAACGAACCAGACCCACCGCTGCACGCGGTTGATTTGCACGCTCCCTCGGTGTAGGTGATGTCCATTGTGATCGTGTGCGTGCCTTGGTCTGCACCGACGCTGTAGACCTGTTGATGCACGATCTTGGTGCAGGTCGCACTTTCAAGACGGCAATAACCTGTGTCCGTGCCGCCACCGCAGTTGAAGGGTGTCCAGCCGATTGCAAACCCGGAATCGTTTGGGAAGTCGTATGTGATGTTGACGACTGGACCCGTTATTGTCGATGTGCCGTTTCCGGTGATGTTCCACCCGCCGCACGCGGTGCGTGTTGCTGTGTATGACCCGGCAATCGTGATCGTGTGCGGAAGTCCGTCGTAGTAAACCGTGCCTCCGCCTGTGTGCGTGATCGTCGCGGATGCGCTTGCATGACATGGGCACGGGCCGGTCGGTTCAGGACCAAACGGGTTGAACACCTGATCGCAGCACGCGCCAGAGAACGATTGAGCAAGGCACTTGCAGCATGTGTACGTCGGCGGCGTCTTGGTCGAATCGCCGCAGATTGATCCTTGCAACACAACGACATCAACGGGAGGAATGGATAGCGATGGAACAGTCTGACCAGTGAAAGACATGCAGCGCAATGGTCCTTCGGTAAACCGCTGGACCTGACACAAGAACGGAGCCTGCGCACAACCTTCTGCTGTGGCCCACACCGTTTGCGGGTTTCCGCTGTCAAGGCAGTTCTTCCAGACGTAGTAGACATCAGCCGGGCAGCCGTTGCAGTCGGCGTCGGTCGTGACCGTGCCGAACACGTCAAAGTTTGTGCCGCCCGTCCAGTTGGCTTGCGTCGCCGTACTGATCGGTTGCAGCGTGTTGTTCGCCACGCCGTTCTTGTGGGTGACGTAGAACGCCATCACACGCGAACCGCTGATCGTCGGGACCGGGTAGCCCTCGCACGACCCGCAGCCCGACGATGCCATGATCGGCGCACCGAACTGATCCACGATGAACGGCACGACGGCAATCGTGTATGTGTCACCCGTGCCCAATGAGTCGGTCACGTCAAACGATCCGCCGCGCACGTTCATGGACCAATCGCTGCCCGTGCTGGTGATAAGATCCCAGCACACGGGGACCGAATACGTCCGGCCAAACAGCCCGCCCTTGAGCGTCACGGTCAGGTTGATCTTGGCCGAGAAACCCGACGTGACGTTCTGGCATGCCTTGAGCGTTGCCCCCGAGAACGACACCGATCGGATGACGTTGCCCGAGTTGTACGACGCGGAAAACGAGTTGATGCGTGCGATCGAACCGGGCAGCAGCGTACACCCGTTGGAGCATGACTCAGGATCTTCGCAAGGTGTCAGCACGCGGCACGATGCAAGCGGAGTGCAGCAGTCGTCATTGCAGCAACAGGACGATGCGTCCGTCGTGACCATGCGGCCACCGTTGACGGCCATTCGCCCGTTGATGACGAGCATCTTCCCCATATCAATCGCCGAACTGATTGGCGTATCCTGCCGACGATCCGCGCTTGGTCGCCGCAGACCAAGTGACCAAAACGCCCGTACCGGGTTGCTCCAAATACCCGCGAATACCGCTGTAGATCACAAACGACGTTGCACCGATCGTCGCGGGCTGGCGCAGGTTGCGGTTGTTCAACTCGCCCGCTCGCCACGTCACCTTGTCGAGGTTGCCGTTGCGCCAGATCACCACGCCACCGTTGATCTGAATGGACGTTGACCCGTAGGTCGCCGTGCCGTTTGCACCGTCGTCGTAGTCGATGACCAGCGTACCGCCCGTGATGTTGATGGATGCCGCGTTTCGTTTGAGGACCGTGTACCCGCCCGTCTGCTCAAACACCGTCAACGCAGTTGCGTTGTACTCGATGGTGTTATTGCCGCCCGTCACATAGCAGTTGGTCATCACGGTGGACGAATCCACCGAAGTCGTACCGCTGGCGAAGAACCCGTTTGTGAACGTGCCGCCCATGAGGTACAACGCACCGCCGCCGACGTTCTCGACATTGGTGCAGGCGTTGGAGTTGCCCGCAGCCTGATACCGCATGAGTCCACCGGCCGCGCCGTAGGACACAAGTTGATCCGTGCCCTGATCGGCGTCGAACTTCAACGGGCCGCCGCTGGAGGTCTGCAACGCACCCGTGAAACCAGACAGCACCTTGAAGTAGTCGATGCCCTGAGTCAGTGCGGACCAATCGACGTTGGTGTACGCCGTCGCGGAACCCGACGACACCACCAGCGTCGCCGAGTTTGCGAAGCCGGTCAAGTCCGACCACTGGCCAGCCGCCAGCGAAGTAGCACCGGGATTGAGATATGCAACAGCCATCGAAACCACTCCTTACGAGTTTGTGTCCTTTGCGATCCAATGCACGTTGACGATGCCCGCTCCGCCTTCAACGGTCGTGACTTCAAGGCCAACCACGCCGAATCCGGTCACGTCGATTGCGCCCGTGTGCTTCACACGCGGGTCCGACGCTGGCGCGGAGTAGGTCGTCGATGAGGCGTACACGCTCTGTTCCACGTTGCCGGTTCTCAGTGCAAGGACCGCCGTTGCATACGTTCCAGATGCCTTCTCGATTTGGAACGAGCACACTGTAGCCTCGGCTACATTGACTTGCACAGGAAACCCACTTGAATCAATCAACACGCCAAGGCGATTGATGTTGCAACCAAGGAACGATCCACGTTTGACGTTCATGCGCACCCCCCGCCAGCGTACTGCTCGATGATCGTGAAGTAGGCCGACCCGCCGACGATCCACCCGGACACGACGGTCCCAACACCCGCCGCGTTGATGTCTGCGGCGGTCGGCCGCGCGTTGCTTGGCTTGACGCCCGCAAGGTCAAACACCCCGCCGCCGGGCTTGTTGACGCTCACGGTGTACGAGATTGCCGACGCAGGTCCGGGCGATGCGCCCTGCACCGACTTGATGACACCCATCACCGGGACGGGTGAATCGTCATTGGTGAAGTTGGCCGGGATGGTCGTCATCCTGACACCACCCCCGCCACGCCGGGCAGCGACTGCCAGCCGTTGTCGTCCTTGGTGTACAACTTCACCGAGTAGCCGTAACCGATGGTCGTCTCGGGGTTGTCGGCATCGACGTACACGGCCTCGGTGTACGGCTCACGCGCGTAGACACCAAGGTTCACCGTGTTGTTCGGGACAATGACGTAGACCGGGTTGGATTCACTTTGCCCCGCGAGGTCGGGCATCGGCGTTCCGTTGTCCTTGACCCATTGGTAGGTGAACTCCCAATCCGTCTGATTGGTCTGGTTCGCATCGCCACCCGCAAAGAGCCAATACGCCCCGCCCAGTTTGTGAAGTTTCTGGTATTGGTCTGCAATCGCGTTGAACGGGTTGACGATGGTGATATTGGTCGTGCGGATGGTCAGCGTCACCATCTGCCGCTTCTCGCGGACGGTGTATTGCGTGCCCTGCCAGATCTGTTTGACCGTTGGCGTTGAACCCGAGGAAGGCACGGTCAACTTGCGCCGCGAGACGATCCAGATCTTCGCTTCGGCGGTCTGCACCGTGCCCTGCCATGCGTAGTACGTTCCGGGCTTCTTGTCTACCTTCGTCTCGGTAAACGACTCGTTGCTGCTGTATTCGCAACGGATGATGAACGTGCCATCATCGCGCACGTTGTTCACGCGGCGGTCCAGACGCAGCCCGTTGTCACCGGGGAAGGTGGACCCCAACGCAGGGACATTGGTGTTGTCGGCGTTGCATGACGCAGGGTCGCGGTAGTCGGTGTAGAACTCGCGGACGCCGGTGCGTGTGCCCTTGGAGTCAACGCTGAACGTCGCACGCGAAAGGAATGATTCGCGGACTGTCATTTGAGACCTCGAATCCCCTGCTCAATGCGCAGGACTTGTTGGCCGAGGTTCTCGATGCTGGTGACAATCTTGGACGAAGAATCAATGTTTGACTGCTTGATCGCGTTCGTTGCAGCGTCAAGACGCAACTGTTCGTTGCGTTTGATTTCATCGCGTTCAGCCTGATAGAAACGACGCATTGCCTGTTCAAGTTTGTTGTATGAGTCAAGTGTTTCTTGAGTTGCACCTTCTTTGTTTTTTTGAATAGCATCAAACGCATCTTGTTCATCAGCGTATGACTTTTCCATTTCGGTCATACGTCGTTGCGCTGTTTGCTTGTCAAGCTTTTCCGCTTCATCCGCGACATCTTGAGCCTCAGCAAGTTTGATTCGAGAAAACAACGCCTCTCTCTGTTGCACAACTTGCGGTTTATCAATGCGAGCCTTTGCCTCCATTGATTTTTGCAACGCTTCCCAATACTGCTTGTTGAGGTCGCGTAGTTCTCCGTCCATTGCCCTTTTTTGTGGGTCTTTGCCAAGTTGATCTTCACGTCGCTTGATTGCTTCGCCAAGCCAGTAAACACGCGCTTCCGCTGCTTTAGCCTCTTCTTTGGCAAGTTCAACTTGTTTTTGTTTTTTCGCTTCAAAACGTTGATCGTCTACAAGGTCTTTGTAGTCCTCTGCACCAAAGCCGTACATGGTTTTTTTGTTTTGCTTGCTTAGTGCTGCTAGTCGTTGTTGTAGTCTTTCTCCTTGGGATGCAACGCCCGCAACGCTGTTTCCCATGCGGTCTGACGCAGTGACAACATTTGTTGCCATCTTCCAAAACTCACGCATACCAGCAACCATTGCCGTGACTGCTGTTAGCGCGATTCCAGCCGTACCAGCAAAGCCAAGAACCGCGCCAAGCGTTCCTTGGATCGCCTCTCGGAACTCGCGGACGGGCTTGGTGAACTGCTTGATGTCTCGGGCCGTGCCAAGCAAACCCGTATCGACCTGGGCAGCCTTGGAAACCTTCTGTGATTCGGTTCGCGTCTCTTGGGCAGCAGCGTTGAATCCGGCCTTGATCTTGCTCCGATCAACGCTGACCTCAATAACCGCATTGGCAATAACACCATTACCGGACGGAGGCATACGGCCCCCTTTCGGTATTGCGTGGCATCATGGACGTGGTAGTCTGGACGCCATGCTTCCCAAACCACTTGCGGCGTTGATTGTCTTGGTGTCGATTGTGATTGCTGGTGTGTGGGTGTACAACTCGCACGTCAATGCGATCTACGACAGTGAGTTTCAGAGTTCCTCTGGCCACTTGATTCGGAACGGAAATCGTCGCACGCCCACCGTCGGCGATGAGATGTTCCAGAACGTCACCAAGCCGATTCTTTTGTGTGTTGGCGGTATCGCCTTGGTGTGGGCGATAGTGTCCCTTGCGAGCCAATCCAAGCCCGCACCGTACCGCCCGTGATGTCGCACACGCGGCGATCATGAGATGGTCACGGCTCCCGCGCCACGGACGCCAACGGAGACCTTGATGAGGTCGCCGACGCCAACCGTGATCTGGATGGACTTCCACCACGCCGCGCCCGCGTAGGTGCGACCCGAGTACGCCTGCCACGTCAACGTGCGATCCGGCACGCCGTCTGAGTCGCCGTCCCATGCGGACGGGACGATTACATACGGGCTGGAAGTCGAGAGCAGGCCCAGCCCTGCGGGGAACGTGTGAGTAACGCTGCCGGACCCGGTGAACGAGTACCGCTTGCTGTTCAACTCGCCAACGCCGATACCGACGTTCAGGCCATTGACAAAGATGCTTCCAGAGAGCGTGGAATCCGTCACGCCCTCTTCGCTGATCTTGAAGGTTGCCGAGGACGGCGCAGTACCCGCCGCCGTGACGCGGGCCGCAGCCGCCGCCGAATCGACGTAGCCCTCAAACGACCCGCTGAACTTGTACGGGCCGGGACGGAACAGTTTTTCCGTCACGTTTGACCCGCTGAACTCGGTGATCTCGAACTCACTGTTCTCGATCGTCATGTCCCAAGACTTGATGTGTACCACGTCGCCGGCGGCGAACGTCACTAGCCCACCGTTGCCGACCTTCTTCGAGGTCTTGGGGTAGAAGCCCTCGATGGTGGCCGTCCACGAACGCAGGCCAGGCTTCTGCGTCATGGCAGAAACACCAGAAGCATTGAAGGCGGTGTCATCCAGAGCATCCGCCGAGTCATCAAACGTGATCTTGGCGCAGTCGATGCCACCGTTGATGAGTTGATACACGTCGTCGCCAGACGACCCCCACGAAGTCACAAGTCCATTTGCGCCGATTGTGGTCTGACCCATGCGTAGCCCTCCTTATGGGCTTGTCCTGCTTTGGTGCATTTCAAACGTGACCATCGCAGAGAAGTAATCTCTGTCGCTGGCGTCCTCTGATCCGGTGTAAACAAGCGTGCCGCCGGTCCATGTACCGACAGCAAGAGTCAAGTTGTGACGGTGCAGTCCGTAACTTGGAACGCCCGACGATTGCAGCGTGGCATTGCCGTAGATCCGGTCCAAGATGGTGTCCATGAGGCTCGGCGGGCTGCTGGTCGGAATCCAGACTTGCACTCGCACCGTGACCTTCAGCACGTCCGACCTGAACGTGTCCTCGATCGCAGCGTCATCGCAAACAAACACGACATACGGCGTCGTCGCACTGGACGGTGCCTCATTGCGATAGACGGCGGTGATAAGTCCGGGTCCGCCGCCCGTGGCGAACAAAGCACCCGATCCTTGATCGGCCTGCAAGCGTGTGACAATCGCCGTGCAAATGGCGTTGTTATTCATTTGCGCACCCCCAGCCGTTCGGCAATGCGACGACGGGCATACGTCTCAAACGTCTTGGCAAGACGCGGCCTCGAGCGTGCGAACGCAGGCATGACCCACGGGCGAGGCGGGAGCGTCACAGACTTGAGCAGCACAAAGAGCGGAGTGACCGAGCCTTTGCCTGGACCCTTCAGCCGCGAGAATCCCTGCGCCAGAATCGGCGGGCGGCCCTTGCGCTTGATCATGAACAGATTGAGCGAACGCACATTGCCGCCGCTGTCGCGGAGTGCTTGGCGTCCCTTGGGACCGATCGGCACAAGCAGCGATCCGTTCTTCGCCGTGATTGTGCCGCCAAACTCGTGGATTCGCCCATACGGGACGTTCGTACCGACCTGCCGACGCAGGACGCCGGACGACTTCACGGCCACGCTGTTTCGCAGGCGACCAGTCTGCACGCCCGGCGGCGATCCCGGCGCAGACGATTGATACCGTGCCGTGCGGCTGAATCCGCGCTTCATCTCGCCCGCGACCAGTTGCGCAACGGCATCCACGCCGGCCACAAGGCCAGAGATAACAGCCGACTCGAACGGCTGCATTCCACTGAAATCGAGGCGGACGTTTCTCACGTCACTTCCTCCAGTGTCAAGGTTTGCAGAACGCCCTTGCCTGCCGGGTCCATCGACGCACCGACCACGCGGTACGAGATGCCGTTTGCAATCACGCGCCAACGCTTCTGAATCGGCGTCACAGTGCCCGTGTCGAGGTCGGGCGGGAAGTAAGCCGTGCTGACACGCAACCCGTCCTCTTTGCCGTAGAGCAAACGGTCGGTGGACGAAAGAGGCTGGATGGTGCAGCGGACACCCGTGTAGGTGCTTGCCCACGTCACAGACGTACCACCATCAGCACCGACCGTTTCCGTCGGCGTCTGCACCGTGGCCGTCATGTCAAGAAGGTTGTACGGCGTTTTCATGCCGCCACCACCTTCCACATGTCGAGCATCACTCGAATCTCTGGCGGGATCTTGTCTGTTGACTTGGTGTACGAGTACGCGCCGATGCTCTCGGATTGCTTGCTCGAATCTTCACCAGAACCAGCAAACCACCAATCGACGATTTTCCACACAAGCAACTTCAAATCGTCGGGGATGGTCGCGTACCCGCCGACATAGACGATGGTGTAGTTCTGGTATCCCTTGGACCAGATGTACGCATTGCCGAACCGCTGGGCAGGTTCGGTGTCGTTGCGCCAACTGGTCGAGTCTTGGCGGACGTAACGGCCGCGCCCGGTGAACGTGCGATAGAGCAGCCCCGTCACAGACTCGAATCGGTAAGTGTCCGAATCGAGGACGCTGGTTGTACCGTCGGTGAACTTCTGCGTAACGCTGGTAATCGAAGTCACCGGGTACTCGGTCAACTGCAACGATTCATCGCCCGTGCCGTTGTAGACCTGCGTGTACGGTCCAGACTCAAAGGACCGACCGCAGTACCGCTTGACGAAAGCGTCCGCCGCCGAGACAAGCGTGGTGAGACGGGTATCCGTCGCCGTGGTGGTGATCCCGGCGTAGGTCTTGTATTCGGATAGCGTCGTCAGTGCCACGCTTCACCCTTAGAACGTGCGTCCGTTCTTTTCCCAAGTCGCCGTACCTGGAATGCCAGCCGAGTTGCAGATGACAGGTCCAGCCGTTGCAAGACCACCCGCGCCACCCGTCTTGGTCGAGTAGCACCGATCGCCCAGCACGCCGTTCAACAGGCTTGCGTCAACGATGAAGTCCGGGTTATTCACTTCCACCGTGCCCGATGTCACGGTGATCGGCGTAGACACCGTGCCCGTCGTCGTGTAGCCCGAGCCGGTCAAACGCACCTTTGCCGATGCCGAGTTGGATCGCAGCAACGTCGCCGATCCGGTGTGTCCGCCCGCGTACCAGCCGTTGACGTTCACCGTCATCGTCGCGTTGGCGTTCATGTTGAACCCACGCAGACCCGCGCCCGTCGTGTACAGCCCGTTGAACTGGTGGAACGATGCCGTTGCCGAGTCCTGCTCAAGGACGTGATTTGCAAACGCGCTGCTCGCGTCGATGAACACGTTGTTCCATTGGGTGACAGGTCCGCCGTTGCCGATGTACATGAGCCGCGATCCCGTGGTCGCAGACTGCACACGCATTTGGATGTTGGACCCGACAACCGACGTAACCGTGCCACCGTTTGCAGAGACAAGGTTCTGGTTCGACGGGTTGAAGCGGACGTTTGTGATCGCAAGGTCAGTGACCGATCCGCCACCAAGCAAGATCGCGTTTCCACTTCCTGCACTGCCCGTCACGGTCGCGTTCGACAGGCTCAGGCGGGTGATCGTGCCGTTATTGCGAATCACGCAACCGTTGCTGCCTTGAATCGTGGCATCGACGCCGTTGATCCGCAGATCGGTCACAGATGCCGCACCCGCACCGTTGTCCACATGGACCATGTACGCGGTCACGGCGCGGGCTTCAATCCCGTCGATGGTCAATCGCTCCAATGCGGGGTTGCCACCGCTGCCCGGCGTCACCACGATCATCGGAGTACCGACGGTCAGGTTTCGGATGTTCTTGATGTCAACCGTCTTGACGCCCGTACCGCTAATCGAGAATGCCGGATTGCTGCCATCGGTCGAGATTGAGATGTTCTCGAACGTGTTGTTCCGCATCACGCAGCCGTTGAGCAGGCCCACGTTGTCATCACCCAAAGCGATGCCAGCACCAGAACTGACTTTGCCTCGGATGTTGCGAAATGTGTTGTCTCGGATTGTGTCGGTCGAGTAGCCAGTCAAGCGAACCGGCTGGTATGTACCAGTTGACGTGTCGAAGTTCACGCCGTCAACAAGATTGTTGTAAAGGTCTTTGTTGGCGTCGGCGTTTAGTTCGCGGTAGTACGTTCCCTCGGAGGCAACAAACGCGATCATGTTGTCGCCGTTTACACCGTCCCCGTACGATTCGTACGCACGTTTTGCACCGCTGGTCAATCCGGTAATAAACGTCGATCCAGTCGGGCCACCGCCAGCCGTAAACGACGGGCTGATGTAGTAGAGGTAGACGTACCCGCCAGCCTCGGACACGAAATAGCCGGTGTTGCCGAACTGGTCCGAAACGATCTCGCCCTGCACAAACGCTGTTGCGTTGTTCTGGCCCAAACCGCCCTTGAGGAACTTGGCTTCGACGATGTATGACGCGCCCTGCACGTTCTGGATGTCTGCGCTGTAGCCCGGACCATTCAGATGCACGCAGTCCGATCGCTGCTGGAAGCGGCAATCGCGGACGGTCAGGTACGCATACTTCGCTGCGTAGAACGCATACTTCTGGAACAGCGTAAACGTGCAGTTGATCGCAAATGCGTCAACCGAGTTGACGAAGATCACGCCGTGCCCGTAGTACAGGTTGCTTGTGCCGCTGGTCCGCTGGGCGTGCTTCCAGTAGTTGCCAACAAACTCGATGCCTTCGATGCCAAAGTTGAGGTTTCCCGTTGAACCGCTTGTGTTCATCAGGATCGCAGCGTCCGAAGTGTCAGAAAGTTGAATCTTGACACCTGGAACGCCCGACAGTTTCTTGTTGCTCGGGATCGTGAGGCACGTCGCAAACGTCGCACCGTTGCAGGTCACATTCCGAGACCCGTTCCACGCCACGACGTAAGTACCGGGCTTGCCGATGTGGACATCGCCAACGCTGGTGTCGTCCAAATACCGCTGAATGATCTCAGCGTTGTTCGACACGCCGTCGGGAATCAGGTAGTCCGAGATATCAACGCGGCGGGCGAGGCTTTCACGAAGTGCAGAACCGGCAGGCGGCATCGGTACTCCTTAGCAGTTGAGCCATGCGGAAACCGTCGCGCCAGAGATGGCCGACACACGCGCACGCATGAGCGGATACAACGTGACAATCTGAGAAGCACCGTCGGCGGACAGCGTTGCAAGCGTCACCCAGTCCGCAGTGTCAACCACGCGGCCCTCAAGCACGACAGTTGCCGTGCCGCTTGCAATATCAATCTGGAAGATGCCGTCTTTGTTTGACGCTCCGTATGCCGCATTGTTTGGCGCATACGCAGTTCCCGTTACGGTCGTCGTGACCGCCGAGAGCATCGCCTGTGTTCCGTTGATCTGTGGTTCGCCTGCCACGCTTTGCCTCCTTGCAGCAACACCCGTCAATCCGCTTATTGCGGACCTTCAACCGATCCCCGTGCTTTCCCGTGTTGTCGATCAAATGGGCGGCGGCGTAGTTCCCCACGCCGCCCCCAGCGGCGAGCGTGGATTAGCCAAAGACCGCAGCCGAAACACCGCGTTCCGTGTTGCTATCGGGCGACTGATTTGCGCGGGTCAGTTCACCCTTGATCGCAATCAGCGTGGTCGTGCCGGTGGTCATTTCCGGCTTGATGTAACGCTTGCGACCGGCAAGGTTCACGAAGTACTTGATGACGGTGTTCGCGTCGCCGGTCTGCGGAAGACGAGAGTTGCCCGTCGAACCGCTGGCCGTAAACGCGGAGATGTCCGAGTAGCCCGAGCCGGACGTATCCGATTCGGTCAACTTGAACACGGTGGCCGCACTGCCGACCGCGCCAAGCGAGAACTCAACCACAAGGTAGTTGAATCCAAGCGTGTCGATGGTCGTGGTCGTCACCGCCGCCGAGTTCACACTCTGCGGAGCAGCGACAACCGCAGTCTTGTTGTTTTGCAGATAAATCATGAGCGTTGTCCCCTTTCTGGAACTTGGTCAGGTGGTTTAGGTGGTGGTCAGGCAGGTGATGGGGCCGAAGGTCGAACCGCGACCGTCGCCGTGAACGTTGACCGCGTAACGGGCCGTAGCCTTCACGCCGATCTGGTCATTGGCCCAATAGACCTGGTTGCTGGTATCAACGGTCAGGTCGCGGCGATCGCCGATCATCGACGCGCCCATGAAGTCGCCGAAGTAGATGGATTTCACGCTTGAACCAGACGCCGTGGGCAGGATCTGCGAGTAGTAGATCGGGATGCCCATCCACACGGCCTGATACGGGCCGCTGGCCTCGCCGATCAGTTCGCGGAACTGACTGGTTGCCGTGTCGAGACGCTTGAGAACCTGCCATGCAAACTGGCGGGAACAGACGCCGTAGATGCGATCGTTGTTGACGTTCTCGAACGAGCCGATGGTGTTCAGCAGGTTTGCAGTCGTCAAAGCCGACCACGCGCTGCCAGCACCGCTGATGTACGCGCCCGCGGGAAGAGCCGTCGCAAGACCGCTGTGTCCGTTGTAGGTCGAAGTGCCGTCGCCGAGGAAGTAATCAAGGTCGATGCGGCGGTCGTACGCCTCGCGGATCGTGTTACCAGCATCGTCGCCGACGCTGATCGCCGAATCCTCGAAGAGTTCGGTCGAGAACTTGAGGATGATGCCCGCCTTCTTCGCGGTCAAACTCACAACGTCATACGTTGCGTCCGACGTGGAAAGCGCAGCACCTTCGCCGACAGGCGACATGCTGACAATCGCGGTCTTGCGGGGACGCTCGGTCACGTCGCGGCTCATGCGCACGACGTTGGCGAGTTTGCGGGCCACGCCGACCGGCTCGGTCAGGTAGATCAGGTTGGCGATGTACTCGTGCGGGACCAGTGCGCCGCCAAGCGTGTTGACGATCGTGGAAGCGTCCTTGCCGACGATCTCAAGGTCGAACTTCTTGCCCGCGTAGTCGTGGCCAAGACGCTTGGCAAGGTTCAGACGCAGAATCGCGTTGAACCGCTCGACCTCATCAGCGTCGCTGAAGTTGGTCTTGCCGTGCTGGGCCTTGGCGTTGTACGCCTTGCGCTGCGATGCGCGGGCCATGCCCTCGGGCGAGTTGATGCTGAGGCTGCCAGTCGCACCCGCAATGCGGGCGGCGAAATCAGACTTGCCGCGAGCGTTCTTCGCGGCCTCGGCCTTCAACTTGCGGAACTCGGCAATCTCATCTTCGGACAGGCCCTTCGCCATGTCCTCGCCCGTCTGCTCGGCGGGCGATTCATCGACGACCTGCACGTCCTCGCCAGCATCGGCGGAGACGGCGATGGTCACGGTCTTCTTGGAGAAGATGGCGTCAACGTCAACCGCGTTGCCGTCGCCGTCACGAACATCCAGATTCTTCTTGATCCACTCGGCGGCCTCGGAGTCCTTGCCCTTGAAGCCGTTGCTCTTGGCCGTAGCCAGAAGTGCGTTCTTGTCCATTGTGCGCGTTTCCTTGAAAGTGCGAACCACAGGGGTCCGGCTTTCTGGGGGCTTCGCGCTTTGCGTGGGTCAGAGACGCCGCAAATGGACTCAACCGTCAGAGCCTGAGTTGTCCCGACAAACCGTGCCAGCACGATTAAACGTACTGGCACAGGAGCGATGGGGAAGGTGCGTTCGTAGCCATGGCTACGGTAACGTAGTCAAGTCAAGTTGTCAAGACCACAATCTTTCGCTTAGGCTGCTCGGGCATAACAAACCGATCAGACACAGTCTTTGGAAGAACGCCCTTCACTTTGAGCGTGGCAAGTTCCAACGCTTTCGCCTCATCCACCGTGACAGCCTGAGTCTGGCACTCGACATTGCACGGCATGTAGGTGTAACTCACTTCAAGGATCTTGCACTTCCTCACGATGCTTTCGGCGTTGCGGTATTTGGTCCGCTCTTCGGGCGTCGGGTCGCCCCACTCCAACGCCTCGAACCCGATGCTCATGCCGATCCGCCCGTCCTTGGCCCCGTCAACCACGGCCTGAGCATTGGGATTCATGGTGTCGGTGCGAATCACGCCAGTTAGCAACCAGCCAAGCCCACCGCTCGGAGTCCGCTTCAGTGTCGGCAACGCCCTCGCGTACCCCACGCGATACGACACGCCGTAGCAGTGGTCCACAAACAGCGTCTTGCCGTTGGCACCAAAGTACGACACCCAATCGCAGCCCTCGGGTAGAACGACCTCGCGGTCCATGTCCACAGCGTCGGTGGTCGCCCACGCCGTCACGTTGATTGTCGTGGGTCCGCCAGACTTGACCGTAACCCCACCGACAAACGCAGACCGCACGCCGATGGGCGCATCGGGCTTGGTCAAGTCCTCGCCGAACCGCTTGCGCATACGATCAATCGCGGCAAGCCCTGTCACTTCGTAGACGTTCGCAACCATGCGTTAGTCCTCCTCCTCGATAATCGGTGCAACACCGCAGCGGCATTGCGGATGCAGGTCGCCCCCGTACACGTCGCGGTATGTGATGACGTAATCCGTACCAGGAATGCTCTCACCAATACGCCAAAACGGTTCGCCGACGTTCGCCGTCGGCCTCGATGCAATCGCCGCCTCGCACAACGGGCATGGTCCGCCGGCAAGCAACCATTCCCGCTGCTCAATGCCAGCCCGCTTCATCGCCTCATCCGCGCCACGGTTGCACAGATGCGACACCTCAGACCGTGCAATCCGCTCCGACCGATAGCCCGCCTGCTCGCCCAACGCATCGGCAATCGCCCGTGATGCGTCCGTGACCGTCAAACCATCGGCAAGCGTGGCCTTCAACGCATCGTTCAGGTCGGCTTCCAGCGTGCCCGTGACCTCGTTCGCCAGACGCACGCGGTAGTTGTCCAGTATCCGCAAAGCATCGTCCGGCGTTACGTCCCATGCCGTTCCAAGGCTCTCGGCTTGCAACTTGCCGCCGTAGGCCAACGCATCCGCCAACGCCTGCGAAACAAGCGAGTTGAACGCCTCGGTTTGACCGTTCAGGTTGATGATCCCGTCCGGCGTCGCGTGGATGTCACCAGCAACGCCCGCGATCCACTGCTGGATCTTGGACGCCATGCCGTTGACCAGCCGCGTCAACTCGGGCGGGAGTTCGCCCAGCCGATCGTCCTTGGTCGTCAAGCCGTGGTCGTGGTCGTGTCCGTACCACCATCCGCACTTGGGGATTGCAGCCTTGTACGCATTTCGATGCCGTGATTCGCCCACCAGACCTTGCTCGCCACGGTCCAGTTGTGAAAGCCCTCCAGCGTCGGCTCGGGATTGCTCATCTCGGGCGGCGTCGTCGGCCCGCTTTGTGCCGGATTGTCCTCGGAGATCTTGGACAGAGCCTTGACCGCCAGATGCCTCTCCAGAAGGCGAAACGCCATCGCCAGAGTTACCACCAGAACCGCCGCGTCCGGCCATGTCAGCATTTTCGTTACCTCGAAACTGTGGTGGAATGACAAAGTTCGTGACCGGCGCAACAGGCTGAGGCGGATTCATCGCCGGGTGATACTCAGCACCCTCGGGGCCGGGCACAGCCTCCAGACCCATCATCTGCCGTGCTTCATTGCGAGTCACAAGACCAGCCGCAAACGCCGTCGTCGCCTTGGTCGTCTGCAACGCCTCGTCTTCGCTGACGGGGTTGTCATACGCAAAGAACCACCCGTCGGTGTCGACGTACATCGGCAACAGCGTTTCAGTCAGATACCCAGCGAAATAGTCGATACGCGGCTTGATGGTCAGTTCGGCGTACTGCGGATTGCCCGCTGCTGCCGATGCCTTGTTGCTGTCCGACAGTTTCCAGATCGTTTCAGGAATTCCCGCGTGCCGGTAGACCACGGCCTCCAAGCGTTCCTGGCCCTCGACATACGCCATCTCATGCGGCTTGGTGGCGTATTGCACCACCTTCGCACGCTGGATAATCATGGCGTTGCCTGCGTTGAACACGCCCCGCGTGTCGCGTGCAAGACCTTCCTTGAGTTGCGACAACTGTGCAGGCGATGCGTCAGGGTCCGCCTCGACCACGATTCCCGGCATACCGCCATTGAGCCAGCGAGACATCTCCGCTTGGATCGCGGCGGCCTCGCAGTCCAGTTCGCGGGCACACTGATACACCCACGTCCACCCGTCCCAAGGCATCGCCGGGTGTGGCGTGGCGCGGAAGTACAGCATCTCATCCACGCCGATGTCGATGGCCTCGGCGGTGTTGCGACCGAAGCGGAACCCGCCGATCATGCTTTGCCGTGACGGGATCACGCGGACGTATTGCGACGGCAACCAAAACAACGCCGTCGGGCCACCGATGCCGCGTTCGACGCCTGCGAACGCCTTGCCCGACATCTCGTGCATCCAGTACATCGCCTTGAAGAACGACACGCCCGTCATTTGCGGGTCCGGGTCGCACAACAGGTCAATCACGGGATGCGAGACAACCTCTTCAATCTCACCCGCCTGCGATGCCATCACCATCGATTTGATTGCTGGGCGTAGACGCTGTTCTCCGGCCAGGTACGACCGCAGATCCTTTGACACGGGCCGCGACTTCCACACGGCGGATGCACCGCGCTTGGGCCTGAATAGACGCAACTTCTGATTCGCACACACCGTCGCCGTCATCATCGCAGCGGCAGCCGCTGAACCGACCAATGCACGCGAGACCGTCTCCGTCGCTAGAGCGTTGTAACTCGAATAGCGACTGGTTGCATCTTCGCCGTACATAACAGTCGCCGCTGAAACCAGCGGTGTATCAACTGCCTTGCGTTTTGCCACGGCGTCCTTGCGCGGCTTCTTCGCCATTTACCACCCCTCGATTCGATTGACAACGCGGGGAATACCAAATACTGGCCTCAGTGTAGCCTTGGCTACACCAGTTCGCACAAATGCAACACTGGGCGGCTGCGTGTTTGCCACCCGGTCAAGTTTGACCGCCGCCAACGCCAACGCCACGACAGCATCGTCGTGCTTATCATAAGGAGCGGAATACTGCACCCGACCCGTCTTGCTCAGTTGATACTCGTAACTCTCCATCTCGGCACGCATCACGCCGTCGATGACCTTGACGCGGCCTTGCTGAATATCGACGATCAAACCCTCAATCAACTGCTGTTTGCGTGCGCCGGTGGGGTACGCCTCAAGATTGTGACACTTGCGGGACAACCGCTCGGCAATCGGATCGCCCACACCAGATGAGTCAATACACCCATTCCCGCCCTTGACGGCCATTGCGATGCGTTCCTCGGTGGCGTCCCAACTGACCCCGTGCCAGCGATCGAAGTAGCACGGCACGCCGTCTATGTCGAGGCCCACCACGACAGTCCAGTCATGCGTCTTGGCAAGGTCCACCCCCCACGCCACGGCGGGCTTGTTGGACATGGGCCGGACGGCTGCCGCGATGTGCTGGATGCCGAACGGGTTTGCCCCGTCGTCCGACGGCTCGGCCATGTAGATTTCGCGGAATACCGATTCGGGTAGTTTCCGTCGTGCGTCGTCAACTTCGTGCTGCGAGATCAGCCCAGCGGCCACGGCATCGGATGCTGTGATCCGCGAGTAGTGCATGTCCGGCTCGCCAGACTCGGCCATGCGTGCCATCTGGTAGGCCCAGTTCTTGCGGCCCTTGACGTTGCCGATGACACGCACCGGGCCACGGGTCGCCGTGAGCGTTGAACGCACGGCGTACCACGACTCGGCGGGGCATCGGCTGGCCTCGTCAATGACCGCCGCGTACACGTCCTCGCCGAACAGACCATCGGGGTTGTCCGCCGACTTGAACCAGATCGTTCGGCCCGTGTCGCCCTTGATCGTCACGAACATCTTGGACTTGTTGTGTGACCAGATCGTTTGCTTGGGGTCCGCCTGCGTGAGCATCGACACCATGCGCCCGAACGCAATCTCGGCCTGCGAGAAAATCGGGGCCACCCACCAGACGTGTTGATTTGGCCCCGTCGCACCCAACGCCTGTTGGAGCAACCACACAAGGCACGGGAAAGTCTTGCCACACTTGGTAGACCCTTCGACCACGGCGTACCGCTCGGTGCACCAAAGGGCTTTGGCTTGGTACTCCAGCACCGGGGGCAGTTCGAGGCGGACTTCACCCACCGCACGGCTCCAATGCAAACTGCGGATCAATGGAGTGTTGAATCCGCATACGGGCGATGTTGACGTACTCATGCTCACGCTCGATTCCAACGAATCGGAATCCTTCAAGCATGGCGGCCTTGCCGGTTGATCCTGACCCGGCGAACGGGTCCAGCACGATGCCTCCGGGCTGGGTGACAAGGCGGCATAGGTATCGCATCAATGCGGTCGGCTTGACAGTGGGGTGGTGATTGCGGGCTGTCTTAGTAAATCTGTTCGACACCGGATCGCCGTCAGAATCGTTGCCGTTGTTCATTTTTACGCGAACGGCGAGCATTTGCTCCAACCCCGCCTCCCTGTCGGCCTTGCTCGCCTTGGCGCAGTAGAAGAACCTCGCGGCGGAGCCGGAGTCGCCGCAGTAGTCCGGCGTACTCATTCCCCAACCGTCACCGTCAGCCTTTCTTCTTGGGCTGGCCTTCTTGTTTCCACTCGTCGTCATCGGAAACCCCGCCAACACCTCATCGCTCCCGTCGTGGATCAGGTTCGCGGGCCAGCGGCCCGTAACGGTCGTTGGGACATCGGCTCGCTTGCGCGTCCCGTACTTTCCACCGTCGCCTCCTGTTTCGCCAGCAATGTAGGTAAGCGTTTCCGTCCCCACCCTCCCGCCATCGACGTTGATCGCCCCCGTACCCCACGCCTGCACGTTCTGTGCAACCGTACCGCACAGCGGCTTGCGTGCCACGGTGATCGGCTCCATCGCGGGCTTCAGCGCAGTGCCCCAACCTTGCCAATCGCCGCCAAGATTGTGCGACTTAGGAAACCCACTCCCGTACACCCACGCAATCATGTCGCGGATCTCGAATCCTGCATCCTCAATCCGCACCGCCATCCGATGCTGCGTCCGCGTCCCCGCAAACGCCAACAGGTGCCCGCCCGGTTTCAGCACCCGCAAACACTCGGACCACACGTCCACACCGGGCACGTCGTAGTCCCATTTCTTGCCCATGAACTTCAAGCCATACGGCGGGTCCGTCACCACCGCATCGACGCTGTTGTCCGGCATCGCACGCAAGACGTTGATGCAATCGCCGTGGTGGACCTTGGCACGACCACACGCCGACATCCATGTCGGGTTCTCTTGGATCATTGCTCCCCCATCTTCGGTCTTACCGGCGGTGCAATGGCGATGACCTGGATTCCCTCGGTCGGCAGCCCGCTATCGAGGCGGGAGTTCTTGTCCTCAAGGTGCTCGTCGGCCTGATGCTGCGATTCCAACGCCTGCATCGTCTTGACGCTGTCCAACATCGCCCGATGGTCACCCGCACTAGTCGCCAGTTCCATCGCCGCCTTCAAGCACTGGACGGCCTTGCCTCGCAGTTCGGAGTCAAGACCCGGCCACCGGCGTTCAATGCACTTGCGTAGCAGCCCGCGATCCTTGCGGGTTGACAGGTCAAGGTTCCCCACCGTCGTTTGCGCACCGTCCCCCACCCCAGCCAACGGAATGGATGCACCTGCAAGTGTTTGCGTTTCTGCCAAGTCTAGTGCCCTCCCGTCGGTGTCCTTGGGTTACGCAACCACTCGATGACCATGCCACCGATCGCAGCACCAGCACCAGCGGCAACGGTCCCGATGCCAGCCATCGCCCAGCCGATGACGGTGCGATGCTTCTCTTCGATTACGTCAATGCGTGTGCCCTGTGACCTGACCCGATCCACCAGTCCGGGCGGTGCAGTCGGGTCGAGGTCGTTACCGACGAGGGCACGCTCGATGCGCTCGAGACGCTGGATGATCTCGGCTTGGTCACTCACGCCGCCCCCTTGCGGTTGGCGGCTTCCTCCCATGTGCTATCAATCTTGGCCTGGTGTTCGTCGCGTTCGTTCCAGCCGATGTCACGGCCCTTGGCGATGCCGATCTGCTCGCCGGTGGCCTTGCCGGTTCGACGACCGACGTAGCCCGTCACGGCTGCCAGACCAAGGGCGATGAGCGGGTTCGTGCCCACGCCGGGGATGTTCGGGACGACGCCGAGGACCGTGTTGATAAGGTCGTTCTGCGCGTCGATCTTCGCTTGGGCTGCTTTAGCCTTGGCGTTCAGGTCTTCGATCTTGGCTTGTGCAGCGGTTGACGCGGCTTGGATGCTTGCTTGAAGCGTGGTCAGGCTTGCGTTGATCTTGTCGGTAGATGCGTCTTGGTCGATGCCGAGTTGCTCAATCTTGGCGGCTGCGTCGTTCTGGACGGCACGCACCTTGAGAGCGAACTGGCGTTCGTTGGCCTTGATCTGTCGTGCGAGTTCACCCGCTTCGGCTTGGGCTGCGGCCTGCTTTGCGCTGGCCTCCGCCTGCGCCTTGCGGGTTTCTGACTGGAGTTCGATGGCGAGTTCGTCTGCGTTGACCTTCTTGCCGCTGAATGGCGAGACGGTTTCGGCACAGCCGCAGAGGAAGACCAGAGACACGACAGACAGACAGACGGAAAGGCGACGTGCAAATGACATAAGCGCGGCTCCTGTGAACCACGCTCGTCGCAATGAGAGTGTACCCCAATGACGAGGACGACTCAAGCATCGTTTTTGGGGTTGATCGTATTGGGCAAAAACACGATTTCAAGGGGTGGGTTGGCGGGCGGATTCGAGGGCGAGCCACACCGCAACAATGGGGCTTTGGTCAACGGCGGTATGCCTTACCCCGTCAACGTGATATGTGGCGACGTAGACGCCTTCGTGGTGTTCAACGGTCAACATTTGCTTTCCTGTGTGCCGCTTTCACGGCCTGTTCCTTGGTCGCCCCGACCCCAACGTACATCCGCCCGTCGCGTGTGACCCGCGCCTGCCACTCGTTGCTGGCGTGGTTGTAGATGACTTCAAGCATGGGACGGGATGCTAGCGACTCTACGGCCAGACACGGCGGGCAGTCATGTGTTCTCCTCGACCCACTTGAGAGCGAGGTCAACCGCCAAGGTTGATCGAATCACCCGAAGTTCGTCCCGGTACGGGCCGTCTTGATCCATTCCCTGTTCGAGATCGACAATGCAGTCTTTGACCTCAATGGATTCGGTGCAGCCGTTGCTCAGATCGTTTCTCTCAATCGCGTTCCGTTGGGTGATTGCCTCGCCCAACACCTTCGCGTGCTGCTTGGCGGTGGCGAGTTGTGTCCGCAGTTCGACCATTTCCTCAAGACCATGCTCCGCCGCTTTACGTCGATTGAGTTCGGCGGTGAACGCCTGCTTGTAGGTCCACCCGTCCGGTGAGTATTCGCCCGGTTGAGTTTCGTAGACCATTTCCGTAAGCATTTCGACGCGGGCCGACGCTTCGCTAACTGCGATGCGAAGTGCGTAGTTCTCGTTGAGAAGTCGATCGCGTTCTTTGTTGGCCTCGGCGAGTTCGGCGCGGAGGCGGGTGAGTTCGGCTTCAACGTCCTTGTATTCCACCCAGCGTCCGCCAATCTCTCCAATCGCCATGTCTGAGCCGGGATAAATGGCCCAGCGTTTGATGCCTTCCATCACTCGACCTCCTTGAGTTTGGTGAGGGCTTCACCGAGTTTCGTTCTCGGGTTTCCGCCACACTCGCCGGTACACCATCCACCGTTGCACCCGCACGACCATTGCTCGTCGAAGAATCGCTGAGTGTTTGCGTACACGCTTTCCGCCGCCTTTGCCACCGCGATGAGGGCGGGGATGTGTTCTTCGATCTCTCGCATCAGGTTGTCGCGGGCTTCGATGTTGTCGTTCACTGTCCGCCTCCAATCGCCCGAATCTGGATCGACGCTCCCGCCGGGCGGTCGGTTGCGTACACCTTGATGACTGTCACATGGACCACCTGCGAATCGTCACGCCAAAACTGGCTGTTCGTCAGCACGTCCAACACCGCTTTGGCGAGGTTGTCGCAGTCCGGCTTTGTCTCGCACCATTCCGCCGCGTTCGGCTTCACGATGCCCTTCTTCGTGTAGTGCGACGCCGGACGCGGCATACGGAAGTGCATCTCAACCGCGATCGGACCGACGATGGGCTGCTCGGGTCGCTTGTCCTGCGCCGCGAGCGACACCAGATCACGCCACCCGTGTACCGGGTGCTTCGGGTCGTCGTACATGCGGGCACGTCCGGCGAACGCCACGGCTCGCGGGCGGGGCTGGCCCTTGGGGTTGCCGAGGACTTCGATGGTGATGGTCCCTTCACACAACGATGTAGTCTGGTGCGTGGTCATCGACTTCCTTTGCTCGCTTGAACGCCGCCAGAATCAGCGGGTACACGTCCAGCCTCGACTCGCCCTCCGCGTCGGTCGCGTCAATGTCCGCGTCGGCGATCACGGGCGTCTGGTAGGTGATGCTCTTCTTCGCCGGCGTTACCAGCGTCACGCAGAACGAACCTCGGTTCATGCCGTACTCGGTGACGCGGGCTGCAAACAGGCCGGGCATGAGGCTGAACTCGGGCGGGGATGGTGCAACTCGCTTGCTCACTTCCTGCCCTTTCTGACGGCCAACCCCACGCACGCCACGGCCAGCCCGAGCGTGAGGTAGACGTGCGCCCACAGAACCCACTCGCGGACGGCAACGAGGGTCATGCCTTCCGCTCCCTCGCCGCGAGCGACGCTTTCTTCACCCGCCGCAGTTCGACGCGGACGGGACGCCAGCAATGCGGCATGGCGGATTCCTCTCGGATGAGTGACAACAGATGCGCCCTTGTCCACGCGATCCACTTGCCAGCGTCGATTTCACTTTTCCGCCCGGATGAGAGAACCCACACCGCCACCCACGCATACACGGGCTTGGTCTTGGGATGCTTCTTTTTCATGCAGCACCGCCTTCCGCCTTCAC